TGTTTTTGCTTTTCTAGCCTGTCTTCTTCTAAAATAGAATTTGCCATACCATCTGCCATCTGCGACATTTCATTTATCTTATCTCTTTCTTTTGACTTAGACGATTCAAGAACTTCATTCAGCTGTGATTTGAATTTTTCAGTTTCTACTCTTTGACGAGCGCCAACTGCTTCTCTTCTAGCTGTTTGAAGGTCTCCACTAAGCTCTTTTACTTGATTTTCAAGTTGTGATATGTATTGTTGCATTTGCGATATTTGGCTCTTTCTTTGAAGAACACCTTCTTTGTCAAAGATTTCGCTTTTCTTCAAAACCTCGACATCGTCTACCAGCCCAAGTTTATAAGCATCAAGGTACATATTGTATTCTGCTACCTTATTGCTCGGTAAAGTTGAGCCTGATATTATACGAACATCGTGCTGACCCAAAGATATATCATTTTGAATCGTAGCTAGTTCGTTTTGTGTGTCATCGTACAATCTTGCATTAACTGAAAATTCAGTTAAATCATTGTTCGGTTGCACAATTCTAAAAGTCTTTTCATATTTATAATGGTCTTTTGCTAAGTTATATATTACTTGTCCAACTTGAGCTAAGCTCATTTCAATATCTCTTAATTTTGATTTTCCTCTAGACTCTCCCATTTCTGATAAAAGCATTGTACCTCTAACAGATTCAGGTGCCTGGTCTTTGAATCCTTGTAGTAATTCTGGAATACCAAAATTTAAATCTATATATTTTTCTACCCTATCAATTAAATAATAAAACTCACTTGTTAAAGGAGCTGGTTGAGGGTAGTGTGGCTCTCCAAATTCTGGATTATATTCAATAACAGCATTTGGATTTGCCCAATCTTTTTCTAACTGACTTATATTGTCAACACTTCCTTCAGGGATTAGTAATTTTAATCCTGCTGCAGACTGAGCGTGTGACAAGGTCAAAGAGAATAACTTATTTAAAAGCCTTTGAGAGTCTTTAACCTTGTTCACATCTGACTTTGGATAGGGAGTGTTAGTCCAAATGTTCATAAAAGGAACAATTGGATACGTATCAGTATTAAGAACACGCTCAAATAATAAAACATCTCCTACACTACAACATTGTGCAATTCTTGTTTGCATAACCTGTTCTATTTCAATTGAACCAGATTCAATTGCTTTTATAGTTTCAGGGTCTTCTAATATTCTAGCATATATTTCGTCATTTATAATTTTTTCTGTTCCTTGTAAAGTATTAAATAATCTATAGTAAGGAACTTTAAGTTTGTAAAATCTATCAAGTATTTGATATTTATGATTTTCTTGATAATCCAACGATTTTGCTTCAGCTGGGGTAAATATAGTATTAGTGTTTTTTAAATTTGACGTAGGGTAATCTTCTCCATATAAACTACTAGGACCAACCTCTATATCATCAATAGACTCTTCAAGCTCTGGATAAGTATCTAACAATTGATTTTTTGTTAAAAATGTTGACAAAATAATCCCAGAAGCGTCTTCAAAATATCTATCCCTAGAGGCTGGGTCTACATAAACCCTAAAAGGGTCTACGTTTTTATACTTTACTTCTCCTCTACCATAATCTGCTTCTGGGTCAATGTATACATACATATACCCAACTCCTTGAACAGCATAGTCGTGAACAACCTGCTTAAAAACACTATCTCCTTTTGATATGTCCCAAACATATTCCAGTATAGTATTCCAAACTTTTGAAAGTTTGTTATCAGAATCTTCTCTACCTATTGTGCTAAACCTTGCAGGTCTTGCTGTAAGTAGAGATTTTAACTTATCTACTGCTGCATAAACTCTATCAATAACAAAATCTGCTTGACCTACTGAAGCCAAAGCATTCGATTCATCTTTTGTATAATGATTACCTAAAACAAAATCAACCGCATTTCTTGCTTCTACATCCCATTGCTGTCTTGCGTCGCTCCATCGTCTAAAAAGGTCTCGACTCATCTGCGGTTTGCTTATGTTATTGTATTCGTCGTTTTTGATAATATTCTCCCAATTTACTTTTACGTCTAAAATAACAACTTTTAGACGCTATTGTCAATACATTTTTAAGTTTTTTGACCAGTAATCCAGGATATTACTTGAGATGATAAGTTTTCGTCTTTTTTACTCATTCTGTCTTCAAACTTATCTATGTCGATAGCAGAGCTTTTGGGAGGTTTAGCAGTGTGCACTGCATACCACAAACCGTCCAACAAGTCGTCGTTCTTTCCTTTTGGGAATTGAAACATTTCATCTATTATTTCTTGATGTTCTTTTTTAATAAATAATTTTCTAGAATTTACTACAGGACAAAGCAAAGCTTCTATCCTATCTTCTTTTTTTATACCAGCAGGAGGCCTAATTCCTTTAGCTAATCCAGGAGCAAGCCTTCTATCTTTTCCAATTAATTTGTTTACATAGTCTTTAATAACTCCTTGAGCTCCAACTTTTTCAACATTAACCCTTCTAACCGGATTAAATCTTTTTGCATATTCAAAAATTCTTTGAGGCATATCATATAAAGGAGACCTTTCTCTGTAATAGTCTATTAAATAAACATTTCTATCTTTGTCTATAGCCATAGTTAAAATTACTTGAAAGTCACTTGTAGAATTAGCTTCGTAGGCAAGGTCAACTCCCATATATACGTTTACAGGGATAGCAGACTCGTCTATCATCATATAATTAAAACCATTTCTAGACTCCATAGCTCCTTTATAATAATTTATTCTATCTATTTTAAATTTCGCAGAATCTAAATCTCTTGCTTCATTCAAATATTCTTGAGCAAACTTATGAACAAGACCCATATCTGAGAATCTTCTTCTTATATCAAGTAATTTCTTTTTACTAAAATAACTTGGCCACAAAGGAACATCGTCTTGAATAGCTTTTTTATACATTACTTTCCAAGCATATCTTCTATTATCTTTTTCAGCTTCTAAATGACCGTCATATATTGTCTGTAAAAAAGAATCATAATGAACAATTGTTCCAATTAACCAAATTGAACCTTCATTCTCTTTTGAATTTTCTAGAGCTGGCTCTACTGTAGACATAACCCACTCTTTAATCTCTCTTCTTCTATCTACTGTTTTTGTATTTAACTCCGATTCAAAGTCATCAAGAATAATTTTAGTATATCTTAATCCCAATTGAGAACGACCACGAAGCCTTTGATTTGTACCTTTTCCAATAACTCTGTCTCCTCTTGATGTAGTAAATTCCTTTTCTGTCCACTTATCTCCTTTTAAGTCTCCGAAATAATATTGTAACGCAGGATTAATGTCAATGTGGTTTTGAATATATTTAATATGGTCTATTGCCTGTGATTGCTCTTCTGAAACCCAAGCAATAAATTCTTTCTTACCAGAAGGATTAAAATATAATTTGTGAAGTAAAGCTGTTTTAGCTAATGTTGATTTTGCGTGACCACGAGGAAGTATAATACAAGCCCTTTTCTCATCACCTAACAATAAGTCGCTTAACTCATACTGATAAGGAGCAGGAGTTGATTTCATAAAGTCTTCAGGTAAAAACATTTGACCAAAAGCAATAATATTTTTACTTGCTATCTCTAATGCTTTTTCTTTTTGAGAAAGGTCTGGAGGAATTATATTAAATAAATCTTTTTTCTTTTTGGTAGTCTTGCTCATAAACCCTGTCTATTAATAATCCTGTTTTATGCGAAAACCAATCTTGGTCTGGCACCTCTGTAAATGAAGAAGATTTTTGCCATAATAATGGTCCAGCTACATATATCCAAGCTTTTTCTTTCTCTTTGTCTGGTAAAGTAACTTCTACTGTTGTTCTTATATAAAGACCTCCGTCAACATTCTCATATCTATCATACATAGAAAGGTCTTCATCCTCTACCTCCATAAGCTCTACAATAGCTCCTTTTCCCTTTTCATTTTTTATTAAAGCTGGATATGACAGAGTTCCAGGAAAAACTAAACTAAATCCCTCTACCTTACCTACGTCTTTTCTTCCGTTTCTAAGAGTTCCATATACTGCTAATTTCACGCGCTACCTACCTCTCCCATTGGTATTCCCATCTCTTTCATAGTAAAATCTGTACCATAAAGAGTTAGGCAATTAATACATTTTAATCTATTACAATCTTTTAATTTAGTTGACCAAACATATACTCCAGTTTGACTCAACCTATGATGACATATTAGACATCTTTTATTTCTCTGTATCTCTCTTAACTTCCGCCAATTTTTTGACTTCGGGTTTTTGAATTGCATTTAATTGCTCCTTTGTAAATCCTTGAAAAAGAGTGACAGATTCTGATTTTTTCTCAGTGTCCATCATTCCTGATATTTTCATCAAGGTTGTTATAGCTGTTATCTTGTCCCTATCATTAGATTCTTGTTTATCTATTATATCTCTCATTTCCTCTAATAGATATCTAGGAGTAATTTCAGCTTCATCTAAATATTTATTTATTTCTTCTCTAACCAAACTTTTAATCCTATCTGTTTTTAGCAACAAGTTTGCTTGATTTGCTGCATAATTTTCATTTTTACTGGGAAATGCTTTCATATAAGCTTCTACGACATCATCTCCTTTTGCAACATACTTAGCAAAAAGAAATTCTTTTCCCGTAGGTTCTTTTCTTTCTCTTTTTCTAACAGAAGGAGATTTTCCATCTGTTGAGAAAGTATGCATATTAGTTCGCATTTCCCCTTTCATTTTAACTTTTTCAGTACAAATGAAAGACCCGATAATTGTTCTTATAAAAGTAGTCTCTTTCTTTCTATCTGATTTTTTCATTACACCAAGATGTAACACCTGACATACTTGTCCATCATCAGAAAGAACCCAATCACCTCTATTTGAGTGGCGCCAGTCATAAACTAAAGAAACGTTTTTATGAGTTTCTCTAAATTCTAACTCACTATCATAAAGATAATGTTCAACTCCACTAACTTTTCGGGTCTTCATTAATATACCTATTTTTCCTCTTTATCGTCAAGGTTTTTATTATCTTCCAATTCATCTACAACTCTTTGTATATAATTGTTAATAATAAAACGTTTTTCAGATGCACTTCTTTCCATTTGCATTAATTCTAAAGCAAGTTGATTCGCTCTAGAGTAGGAAGCTCTTGCATCTTCGCCTAAATCTTCAGAATAAAAACTATATTCTTTTTCATTAAACATTAACTTATTTTTTTCTTTCTTGCTATCTTTTGCCATATTATCTCCTATATTATAGCGGGTTAACTGTTGGTGGTGCATAATCTTCTAGTTTTCTATGTAACAACTCTAATATCTCTACATCTGCAATATTGTGGTCATATACATATTTAAGAGCTTTTTCATCACCCCAACGTGCTTTTTGCCAATGTTCTGGTTTTACTCTAGTTTTACCAGAAATCCCAAAAAACTCTGTCGCAGCCATCAAAGATGAGCG